TTAGGTCATTCATTTGATTACCTCACTTACTTGGTCTTACTTTTTTCGACTCTACTTCTATTATAGTCTATTTAGTGTAAAAGCACAAGTATGTAAATAGGTAGATTTAGTGTTTATGGTATAATAGTAATAGAGAACAAGACCAGTAGTGTCTACAAACAAAAACCTCGCGTTTAACAAAATTAAAAAGAAGGAATATAAAAATGAATAATTCAAATTTATATGAAGTTAGATGTCCTAACACACTACAAACTAAAAAAGGTCAATTCACTTGCAACACATTATGTGGCAAAATTACCGGAGACAGTATGGGTGAATTCTGGTGTAGAAAATGTAAGACAACATTTACCTACATATTAACTGAAGATGGAGAAGTTAGTTACTTTAACTACGACAAAACTCCTATTATCATCAATAGAACAGAAGAAGACAAACTAATATCACTCGTAAATCACTCAAAATAGTGTTTATGGTATAATAGATACAGAGACATAAATAAGACCGAAGTGCCGTTGAGCCATACAAAGAGTCTATACCACGTCCTGAAATAAACATCAGACTAAAAAGGTATAAAAACATGAGTTGGGATCAACCAAACACCGGCATAAAAAACTGGGACAATCACGCAGTAAAATTGGACTTTAAAAATTTAAGATTTGGACCGCAACAAAACTTGCGACCAAGTGACATCGATATGTTTTTCTTATATGGGAGATTACTTATTATCGGCGATGGCAAAAACGCTATCGGTACTATGAGTGATGGACAGAGAAGAATATACGAACGTTTAATAGATAGATGGTGTGAAGCAAACAATCATAAAGGCATTTATATGTGGTTCTCACACGACGTATTTCAACAAGATGGTGGAGATACGGTAGATGTAGCAAACTGTCCGATAGTAGAATACTACTGGCACGATGGTAAGCAAGGTAGATGGTTAACACCTAAAGAAACTACAACAGTTCAAGAAGCAATGACAAAAGTCTTACCAGATAACATAAATGAGGAGTGGAAAAGATGACAAGTGATAAAATAGAGATGGGGGTAGTTACCTCATTCTCTACCCCCTCCGCGATAAACATATATGAAGATCGATGTTTATCCTGTAGTGATTCCGAACGATTCGATGTAATACGTTTTATAGCCAAGAAGCACGGTTATAAAGTAAATAGACGACGGGTATACGTGCTTCCTGAACTTCGACCAGAGGCAGATGCCTTCGGTACAAAAATGCCCTTCCTGGCACTAAACGGAAAAACAATGGGCTTCTACCAAGTAGGTACTTACTTACTAAAGGATGAAGCACTAGAACAATTTATAAATGAGGCAAAAGAATGACAGAAGAAGAAACAGAAGAAGTATTAATAGTTTCATCAGTATTATTAGCATTTTTATTATTAATACTGATGTTCGCAGTAGTGGTGCATAAACATAATGAAATAAACACAACTAAACAAACAGCACAATATTCAATCATCCAAACAAATGAGGCAAAAAAATGAGTACAACAGAAAAATTAGCAGTAACATGTGACCGTTTAAATAAAGAATTACGAGAAAAACGATATAAAGAACAAGAGTTTTGGAATAATTTTTCAGCAATCTGCATAGGTTCATGTTTCGGATTATTCTTTATCGTAATAGAATTAGCATTAATAGCAAAGTAGGTACAAAATGGCAAACAAAATAACACAATTATTTAAAAAGAAACCGTTATTTCGCGACAATAATAATGTCCAAGATGACGAAAAGAAACTAATAGAAGATCTAGAAGTTAGAGTATCTATAGTAGAGCGACGACTAGACTATTTAATACACCAAGAAAATGAGAAATAAATGAAAAAATATAAAGCAACATTCTACGATTTTCGTGACAGAACAGATAGAATATCTGTAACAATAAACTCAACCAGTATCGAAAAGGCTAAATATGAGGCTCAGATCAATACACAGGCTCACTACATCTTTCTAGATATAGTAGAAGTAGAGGAATAACATGACCCCAGAACAACAATATTTTTTGAAACAATATAACTTACCCTTATATGTTTTCTCCCAATCAAAACTACTATTATTACAAACAATAGTAAATGATGAAATAGACATACGCCGCGACGTAAGAAACAAAGAGTTGAAACTTAAACTTGCACAAGATGTAGAGTTGAAGACTGGTAACGATCAAGGAATTGAAGAATTAAAAGCAAACTTATTTCTCGCACGTAAAAACTACGCAAAGAAACTAAGCGACTTTGATGAATATAAATACTATCCTGGTTATGTAGATAGAGACATGAACGGTAAGATAGTAGGTGCATCAGAATATGGTGAATCAAGACTAACACCACTGTCTGAAGCAACAGAAGATTACATACCATCATGGCAAGTATCAATAACACGTGAAGATGGTACAGAAGAAATATTAGGAGTACAGTAATTATGAAAAAAGATGTGATTGAATTTAAAAAGGATAAAGACGGTGAAGTTACTAGTGTAATGATGTTTTTTGATAGATTGTCTGACGAAGATATGATTAGTTTACTTGATACTGTTAATAAAGAAGTTTCTAGTCGTATTAGATGGGCAAAACTAAAATTTGTGAGTAATTGGAATGACTAAAGACAAACCCACAGACCAGGGAGAAGAACGTGCTGACATTAAGCGTCGATTCGGTCAACCTGAAGGTAACCCTCGTAATCCCGGTGGTTGGGATAAGAGTGCAACTCCAAGATATAAATTGGAACAGATGATGAATCTATCCGGGGAAGAACTACAAGCATTAGTAAAGGACAAAACACGTCCTTTCTTTGAGTTAAAACTCGCTAAAGCATTAGTAGACGGTGATTGGAAAACAACTAAAGAAATGATTGCTGAAGTATACGGTACACCTAAGACAAGTGTAGATGTAACCAGCGGTGGTCAAAAAATACAAACAGTAGTAAAGATTATAGATGCAAGACAAGACAATAGAAGTACAGATACCAAGTGAATACGCTAGGTTACTAGACCGCGACTGGAGAACGATGCTCATTTATGGGGGTCGTTATTCTCTTAAAAGCCACACAGTAGCCAGAGCGTTGCTTATTCGTGCTATGCAAGAAAAGACACGTACCTTATGTGCTAGAGAGCAGCAGAACTCATTAGCGGATTCTTCGCACCAACTATTATCAGACCTCATAGAAGAATATGGTTGGACTGATTTTTTAATACAACGTGACACCATAGTCAATACCAATAATGGTTCTGAGTTTATATTTAAAGGTCTACGAAACAATACTCAGAACATAAAATCACTTGAAGGCATAGATATTGCTTGGGTAGATGAGGCACAAATGATTAGTAAGTCTTCAATAGATGTTCTTACCCCTACTATACGTAAACCAGGTTCACAAATCATCTGGACTATGAATCGATTAAATGAACTTGACCCTGTATATGCAGAATACGCATTGAAGGAACGTAACGATTGTGTCGTATTAGAACTTAACTACGATGTAGCAGAAAAATATGGTTGGTTGCCAAAGGTAATTAAAGATGAAATTGAATACGATAAAATAAACAGTCCTGAGTTGTACTCCCACAAATGGCTTGGTCTACCTATGAATCAAGTCGATAACGCTATAATAAGTAGAGAGGCTGTTCTTAATGCTATGGAAAGAACCATAGATGGAGAAGGACAGATAGAAATCGGTGTAGACGTTGCTCGTATGGGTAATGACCGCACAGAATTAGTTAAACGTCAGGGTCTAAAAGAGATCGCTCGCGAAACTTACACAAAATTACGCACAACAGAAGTTGTTGACATGGTTATGCAAATGGCTAATGGGGATAAGACTATTCTCATAAAGGTAGATGATACTGGTGTCGGTGGCGGAGTAACAGATGAACTAAAAAAGCAGGGGTATAATGTCGTCCCTATCAACTTTGGCTCATCTGCTGTTGACAAAAACAAATATACAAACCTTATTAGTGAAGCATGGTTCTATATGCAAACTATCATGCCAGAAGCACAACTGCTAATGGATAATGAGTTACTAATGGAACTATCTAACAGAGCATGGAAGATGGATACAAAAGGACGTAGACAAGTAGAAAGTAAAGATGATTATAAGAAACGTGGTTATAGAAGTCCAGACAAGGCAGATGCAACAATACTTTGTTTCTACACACCACAACATCCAAAAGTGCAATGGGCTGCCCCCATATTTTAGTAAAATAGTATAATAATAACAGACATAATAAAAAGAGAGACAACCTTGAAAAACAACATCTTCAGTAAGTTCTTCGGAACAAAAAACAAAACATTAGACATGACCGCCATTAGAAACGATATAATGGGTTGGCACGAATCCGGTACTGTAAATACATTGCTACATCTTCATGATAACCAATACGAAAATGGTTATTCTTCTATACAAGCAATCACTAATCAATTCATGATGGTTAAACCTTTTGCAATAGACTCTAAGGGTAAAGAATTAAAACAAACAAACGTAACTAACGTACTTGCTGCTCCTAATAAGAGTATGAGCGGTATGAAGTTCCGCGAAGCATTAGCAATAATGTCTTTGGTACACAACAAAGTATATATTCGTGTTTGGCACAGTGGTAATAGGATAACAGAAAATAACATTACAGGCTTCACATTTATGGAAGGTGTTCAAGAAATACCAACCAGTGATGGTCAAGGTGTAATCTATCAAACACCACAAGGTGAATCGCTTACAGAAGACGAAGTTATCGAACTAAAGAACGTAAACCCTTACGATTTAACTCGTGGTTACTCAGTAGCAAGTGCTGCTCGTAAATGGGCTACTCTAGATGACTATATCGCTGCATATCAGACTGGTTTCTTTGAAAACGGTGCTGTACCTGCTGGACAATTCGTTATATCTGCACCTACTCCACAAGAGTATGAAGATATTGTACGTAACCTAAAAGCAAAACATCGTGGTGCCTCTAAGAACAACAACATAGTTTATGACTATGCTCCTGTTGATCCTCTTACTGGTAAACCAATGGCTTCAAGTATTACTTGGGTTCCATTTAACACTACTAACAAAGACCTTGCACTACAAGAAATCTTTAACCAAGTAGCAAAGAAAATTGACTCTGCTTATGGAGTACCACCATCACAACGTGGTGATAACTCAAACAATACTTACGCAAGTGTACGTGTTGACCAAGAGATTTTCATTAATAACTGTATTCGTCCATTCGCTACTAAGATTTGGACACAATTCACACACGAATTAAACAATATTACAGGTGGTCTTGGTTATTTACTAGCAGTTGATGTTGAGACTCCTCACATTGCTGAAGAAGAAGTTGCTTTTGCAACAGCACAATCAACATACACTTCTACATTACTAAGTCTTTTGACTGCTGGTTATACATTAGAGAGTGCTATTATTGCACTTGAATTAGACGAATCATTCCTATCATTAAAAGAAGCAGTTAAAGTAGCACCTGTAGTCGCTCCTATAGTAGATGTTCCTGAAGTTACACCTACTGACCAAGTAGACACAACACCTGATGATCTCGCTACTGCTGAAACTAATGCTAAGAAAGCATTAGACCCACTATCAGTTAACTGTAAACACTGTGGACGTTACTTATTCAAAGCAACCGGCACGACTGTAGTAGAAGATATGCCTTGCCCTAAATGCAAAGCAACTAATAACTTCAAAATCATCAACCCACTAGGGAATGATGTTACACATGAGTTTACATTTACAGAACAAGAACCAAAAGATATTAAAATGGTTGCTATGTCTAAACAGATGAGCGATGCAGACAAGAGTTTAATCACTGACAAAATCGCAAAGGTTATTCGTAACCAAATGGAACGTCAGATCGAACGTGTAGACGTTAAAAGCAAAGCATTAGCGCCTGTAGATGCAGGAGACGCGGAACTATATGCTAAAGAAATACTTGCAATCGTTACTCCTTTGATTACATCAGAGGGAATGAAACAATATCTCATGGCACGTTTAATTGATGGTATAGATGGTGCAACGTTATCTACATTCTCATTAGACACTAAACAAATTGCTCAATACACTACATACTTGACAAACGTAGCAAAAGGTTACGCAGAAGATACACAGACACAGATTAAAAGCGTTCTAGAAGATGGAATTAGCAATAAACTACCTATACAAGACGTTAAAAAGAACCTATCTAATGTTATGAACACAGATGAATATCGTGTTACACGTATGGCATTAAGTGAAACTAATCGTGCTGGTAATAGCGGTTCTATCTATGCGATGGAACAAGTCGGTAAAGACACTGGATTAAAAATTGAAAAAGTATGGCAAACTCGCGATAACGCTTGTGAATATTGTAAAGCATTAAATGGAACTTCTGTCGGTATATCAGATGACTTCGTTCCTAAAGGCGAAACAATAACAGGTGCAGATGGCGGAACTATGGTTAATGACTTTGGTCACATGGATGTACCTACGGCTCATCCTAACTGTGGATGCTATACAACTTATAAAGTAATAAAGGACTAACATGGATACAATTTCAATAAGATATGGCGAATCATTAACATTACCACTAGATGCAGACGACATTACTGCTGTATCTGCTGATATTTTTATCGGTCAACCACAACAAACATACACATTAACAAAACACATCGCTTTAGTAGCCGGTATTGGTACATTCGTATTCTCTCCAGCAGAAACATCGATTCCACTAGGTAGTTATAGTTATCAAATTAACGTAACTGATAGTGATGGAGATATTAAAAAGTTCCCTGCACCTAATAATGAATGTGCTTATACTGAATTTCCTCAATTTATAGTAGGTGAGGCACTTGACCAAACAGAAGTGATTTCATAATGCCTGATATTATTCTAGATAACGAAGAAGGTTCTCTAAGAGTTCGTAATTACGTACAAAAGATTACCCTAAAGCACGTTGGTAAAGTCGGACCTGTTGGTCCTGCCGGTGCTGATGGACATATGGGTGTAGATGGTATACAAGGACCTAAAGGTGAAGACTCAACAGTCCCAGGTCCTAAAGGTGATACTGGTTCTATTGGTTTAACAGGTCCACAAGGTGCAGATTCAACTGTGCCCGGTCCTGCTGGAACTAATGGTACAGATGGAACGAATGGAACAGATGGTTACACTCCTATTAAAGGGGTTGACTATGTTGACGGTATCAATGGAACAGACGGTTCAAACGGTACAGATGGTACTAATGGTCTATCTGCTTATGAAGTAGCGGTTGCTGGCGGTTATTCAGACACACAAGTTAACTGGTTATTGTCATTAGTTGGTGCTGCTGGTTCTAACGGTACAGATGGAACGAATGGCATTGATGGAACAAACGGTTCAGATGGTGTTGGTATTACTTCTGTTGCATATACAAGCACACTAGGTCTTGTAGACACGTACACTATCACTTATACAGATAGTTCAACTGATACATTTAATGTTACTAATGGTGCTGCTGGCTCTGACGGTGTAGATGGTGCTACAGGTTCAACAGGTCCACAAGGTACTGCTGGTACAAATGGCACAAACGGAACTGATGGTTCTGACGGTGCTACAGGTGCAACTGGTCCACAAGGCGAAACAGTTACTATCTATCATGGTGCAACTGCTGGTACGGCTCGTCCTGCTGGTGTAAGCGACCCTATTCTATGGGTTGGCTCTGTTGAGCCTACTAATGCGTCAAACAACGACGTTTGGGTGACAACAGCATAATGTCAGCAAATGTATTTGCAGAGATTAAAGACGGCAAGATTATTCGTACTATTGTCGTTGATAAAGAAGTTCTTGACTTAGGTTTATGGGGAGACCCTAAAAACTGGGTTCAAATAGAAGAAGAAATTGAGGTTATTTCATAATGGCAAACTATAACTTTTGGTCACTCGTAGTCGCTGGTGGTGGTGGTGGTGGTTCTAATGGTTCCTCAAGTGGATCTGGTGGTGGTGGTGCTGGTGGTTATATTGAGAGCGGGTCTCAAGCACTAGCAGAAAGCACTACTTATACAATCACTGTTGGTGGTTGGGTAAATGGTTCTACTCATGGTAGTAACTCATCAATTGGTTCTACTGTAGTTTCTACAGGTGGTGGTGCTGGTGGTTCTGGTAGTGCTGGTAGTGCCCCTACTGTAGGCGGTTCTGGTGGTGGTGGAACATATCCAAAGGCTGCTGGTATAGTCGGTCAAGGTCATGATGGTGGTACCAACGGTGGTATGTCAAACTGTGGTGGTGGTGGTGGTGGTGCCGGTGCTGTCGGTGGCAACTCACCAAGTAATGGTAGTGGTGGTAATGGTGGTTCTGGTAGTGCTTCATCTATCTCAGGTTCGAGTGTTACTCGTGCAGGTGGTGGTGGTGGTGACGGTTCTACTAATAGTGGTGGTGGTGGTGCAGGTGGTGGTGCAGGTGGTGGTCGCGGTACGTCTGGTTATGCTACTGGTGGTGCTGGTTCTGATAACTATGGTGGTGGTGGTGGTGCATCTAACAACTATAACGGTGGTGGTCGTGGTGGTTCTGGTGTCGTTATTATACGATTCGCTACTGCTGCAATAACTGTTACGAATAGTACAGGTGCAGGTTCATCTACAAGTGGTTCTGATACAATACTCACTTATAACTCATCTGGTGCATTCGCATTCACAATAAATGCTACATCACGTATTAAAGTACATATCGCTGGTACGTTCGTCACAAAAACATTAAAAGTTAAGATTGGCGGAACGTTCACAGAGAAGACAACTAAAGTAAAAGTAGGCGGAGCCTTTGTATAAAGGGTAAATGCTATAATAGTAACAGAACAAAGAACGCTAGGCTCATCGGAGATTAGTTTGGAGTTTTGAAACAAAAAAAGGTAAAAAATGATTAAAACAGAAAACAAATCTGTACAAGTAACTCTGAAAGATGTTGCAACCAACGATAAGACTGTAACCGCAGTCGTATCAAGTAATTCAATCGACAGAGATGGTGACATCGTTGACAACCCAAGCCTAAGACTACCTTTAAAAGGTGGTGGAAATATATCTGCTAAGGCATTGAATGGTACTGAAGTTTTGGATATTCCATTTCTTATCAATCACTCAATGGACGTAGAAGACGTTATTGGTTCAGCAGCAAGTGCTCATTTGAACACTCAAGGCGAACTAGAAATGACTTTCAAAGTCTCTAGCCTGCAAAAAGCACAAGATATGTTTACCCTACTAAATGAGGGACACCTAGATAACGCTTTCTCGATCACATTCTTCGACTACCAATACGTAGACGGAAAAATGATGAACGGTGAGATACTCGAAGTTTCATTGGTCTGGCGCGGAAGTAACAAAGATGCTCGACTACTCGCTATTAGCAAGAGTCTTGGCATAGAAGTAACAGAAACAGAAACAATTGAAACAGAAACAAACAAAGAAGAAGAAGTCGAAGTAGAGAAATCTGAAGACGAAGAATCAAAAGAAAATATAAAAACTGAGACCGAAGTTGTGACAGACGATACTGCCAACGAAGTCGAAGAAAAAGAAATAAATAAGAAAGAAAATAATATGACAAAAGAAGAAATCGCTGCTGAAACAGTAGTAGAAGTAAAAGCAGTTGTTGAACAACCTAAAAAAATGGTTGCTGTAAGCAAATCTGCTGTTCGTACAAACTTTGTACAACAAATTGACGCTCAGTTCAACCAAAAACCTGAATTGCTTGCTAAATTTGCAAAAGCCGGTGCTGAACTAGAAGGTGTTGAGAGCAAAACTCTTGACCTATCTGGAACATACCTATCAGAAATCGTTGCTGCTGACCTAAAGGCTGCTTACATCGATGCTGGTGGTGTTGGTCGCTTAGTTAATATCGTTGATATTACTGGCGCTGACATTTTCAAAACAATCGTAGCAACTAACGGAACTGGATTCCAAGCAACTAAATTAGGTGGTGTTAAACCAGTTGATCAACCTGTATGGACACCTGTAAGCATTACTCCACAAGAATATGCTGTTATCGTTCCTTGGTTAGATGGTGCTGCTGCACGTACTCCACTTGCTGTTTATAGCAACGTAGTTCGTTACATCGCTGACTCATACAAAAAACTAGAAGACCAAATCATCTTAACTCAAGATGCTGAAACAGTTGACGGTGAAGTCCGTGTTGCAACTGGTCTTGTTCCTACTCTAGAAGCCGCTGGTCGTTCAAGTGCTATCGCTACTGATTACTCAGCAGCAAACTTGGTACCTGCTCTTGCTACCGCTTTCGGTAACATCGCAAGCGACGGTCAATTAACTCTAGTTGCTAATCGTAAGACTTGGGCACAACTTGCTACATCTCAAGACGATGACAACAACACTATCTTCAAGGTAGTTGGTAAAGAAGTTACTATTGGTGCTCTTGGTACATTTAACGTTGTAACATCACAGGTTCTACCTGACGGTGCTATCGTTATCGGTGTTATGAGTGACTATACTCTAGTAACTCGTGGTGGTCTATCAACATTGTTCTCACAAGAGGCTATGGTTGGTTCATTGAACCTATTCCAGAGTAACGCATCTGCCGTTCGTGCAAGTGTTGACATCGCTGGTAAAGCAGTTCCTGCTACATCATTCTGGTTATTGACTGCTGCTGGATATATTTCTTAATTAAATAAGAAAGGGGTCTAACCCTATGTTCACACAATCAAATATCTCCGTGTTACTAGGGCGACCCCTTAGTAGCACAGAGACAACCAACTTTACAACATACCTATCAATGGCTAGAAGTAAAGTATCAGCAATCCTCTGCACAAGTATTTGTGAAGACACTGATACTAAAACATTTATGCCAAGATCAGGTTATCGCACATTAAATTTACCTATCTTCTCAGAGATTTACCTCATTACCGTAAATGGGATCGAACTTAGTACGAGTGATTATACACCATACCAAGGTTCATCTATGAATGGTGAATGGTTTAACTCTATAGTGTTCGAAACAGAACAAACAGAAAAGATAGAAATAGAAGCGTTTTGGGGTTTTGCATACACACCTGAAGACATACAACTTATGGTTGCAGAGCAATTTGCAATCGCAAGTAGCACACATTTATCAGATGCTCTAGTTAGTTCAAAGAAAGTAGAAGATTTTAGTATTTCATTTAGAGATACTACTATACAACAAGCATTCCTTGACAAACATATCAGTTCAATCGTTAAATATTCTGCATGTCTACAAGGCAATATTCAAAGCGGTAACGTACGCTCAGGATACGGCTATGCAAGACATATTCTCTAGTTTCAAGACAGTTCCATATACATTCCTTGCTTTAGGGCAAGGTGGTATATATGGGAACAAAACACTCACGTCTTATGAAGCAGAGGGTGTGTTTAAACAACGTAGAGGCGTGTCTAAGACTGCTTTCGGTGAAAACCCAGTAAGTACCTCGACATTGCACATACGACCCTTAGAAGCGTTCGTGAGCATCTACAGCCCTATTGAAGGCAACGGTATCATTGTCAATGGCAATGAGTATCGAATTGTAGGTTCAACTGATGGGTTCAATTATGAGACTAACGTCTTAGAACACATCACACTAACACTACAAGTAGAGGAACACACAGCGTAATGGCTATAAATGTTAAATCAGTAAAAGTAGACTTTCCTCTTGCTGCTTTCCTTAAGGAAACAGATGAGAAGATGAGTGCTGCTTCTGCTGAAATGGGTGTTGACATACTTAACAGAGCCATTATGAACGCTCCTAAAGCGTCTGGTGCTCTCGTACGCTCAGGACGTGTAGCGAAGTATGGCGATACCGGTGCAACTGTTACCTTTGGTGATAATGCAGTACGATACGCCCGCAAACGCGAATACGAAAACAAAAAGAACCCACATACGATACACTATCTTGAAAAAGCCGGTGAATCAGTCGTAAAAGGGAATATAAAGAAGTATTTTAGATGATAACACTTAGAATTTTAAAACTATTAGAACAAGAAGGACATGGGACTGTCGATATAGACGGTACTATGAAAACTGGTGGTCTATTCTTTGAGAAACTACCGCAAGGTAAAACTGGTGTTGCTATCTATAGTCGTGGTTCAGTAATGGGTCATGGTTTAAGATACACACAAGCGTTCGATTTATACAGTCGTGGTATTAACGATGTTGCTGGCTATCAGATATTAGAACAGATTATAGAAACTTTGTCCGATTCGTACACTGTTTGTAGTCTACCAATAGTAACTGGTATAGATGAAGAAGCATATTCTAACATCTCAATTGTTCCCGTATCTAATATAGAGAACGCAGGACAAGATGATAATGATCGTGTATTATATGCGGTCACAGCACAGGTAACTTATACGAAACCTAACGCAGTCATAGTATCTTAATACTGTATAATAGTAATAGCATAATAAATAAAAGAAAGAAAACATAAACATGGCTCAAAAATATCTAGGTGGTGTAGCAGAAGTAGCAATCAACGAAAGTTTGATTCCTGCTGAACTATTAAGCGAAGTATCTGTAGAAATTACAGAAGGAACACGCGATACTGACACACTAGCCGGTAAATTTACACAACCAACTGGTATGTTCGATACTGCACAAGCAGCATTCACAATGTACCTACCATCAATGGACTACCTAAAAGTATTGTTCCCTGACCTACATAACGCAGGTTCTGGTGCACGTATTAACGAAGGTAACTTAATTCTAAACGCAGGTGACTGTTTCACTACTGGTACAACTCCAGTAAACATTCACTATGTATGTGACGGTGATATTGACACAAACGATGTATACATTTACAACGGTCTTGTTCAATTGAACATTGCATTGACATTTAATAACAGCGACTCTTTGAGCGTTGAAGTTACTATCTTTGCACAACCTGATGACGACGGCAACGTTGTACGCTTTGGTGCAGGAAATCTAACAGCAGATTCTCACTTTGACTACGCAACAATGTCAGTTGTATCTTAGTAATTTAACAATATAGCGTGAGGGATAATAATGTCCCTCACTATGAAAGAAGAACGAATGAAGTATATTAAATGGCGTTTACGCGAATTACCTTCAGCCGAAGGTGTTGCAGCATTAGTTGCACAAGGCGTATTAACTACAGAAGAAGCACGTTTCATCCTACTCGGAGAAACTGGTGAGAAGAAAGAAGAAGAAGGAAACGAATAATGAGTTTATCATTTAGCACAAAATCACTTATCGCAATTAAAGAAGTTGAAATCGACGGTAACAAATTTAAGTTTAGAGAAGCAGGCGCTGGCGCTGTGCTTGAACTTAATAGAATTACTAGAGATGGTAATGAGTTCGCTACACGTTCAAAGAACGGTACTGTAACTACTGAAGACACAAACAAACAACTTGAAAACTTTGCATCAATCCTTGAAATTTATGGGACGATGTTATTCGATGGTACTAAAAATAACGCTAAGGTTAAAGCATGGTTGGCTGCAACCCCACCTGACGTTATCGTTACGATACTACAACAAATAAGAGAGTCTATTAGTTAATAATGAAAACATTAGCCGAACTCATAGCCAGGGATAAAGACAAGATTGGATCAATGGTTCGCGGCAGAAACGCAACTGTTATCGATCCTGAAACTATGTTTTTGGCTGAGTTCGGTATGTTTTATGGTTGGGGTGCTATAAGAGACGTATTAGCAGATGGTGATAGCGAATTTCGTATATCATTTGCACAAATGCAAAATCTTGTACGTGCTGCTAGAAAAATAGAACGCATAAACCGTAGTGCGATTATCACTGATAGTTATACGGCTACAGTTGCATCACAATCTAAAAAAGGTTTTGCATCATTAAAGAAATTATTAGACGGACTAAAGGACTAAAATGAATACAACAGGATCAGTAACATATAACGTAACAATTAATACTAGTGGGTTATCTGGTGATATTGCTGATGTCAATTCTAAGTTGAGTAATGCCGGTGCAACCGGTGCTGCTGGTTTCGGTGCCAAATTTGGTGCCATCGCAGGTATTACTCAAAGTATAATGACTAAGGCTATGGAAGTAGTTACTGATTCAATCGGTAATGCTATTAAACGTGTTGACACATTAAACAATGCCCCTAAAGTTCTACAGAACCTAGGTTATAGTGCTGACGAAAGTGCTGCATCTATAAAGAAACTTAATGAACACGTTATGAGTCTTCCAACCTCTCTAAACGGAATCGTACAATCACAGGTTGCTATCGCTTCTGCTACTGGTAAAAGTATTGATGCGGTTACTGACCTTACTCTATCATTCAATGATATGGCTTTGGCTGGTGGTCAAGGTCCTGAAGCAGCAGAACGTGCTCTAGTACAATACTCTCAAGCACTTTCTCGTGGTAAGTTTGAAGGTGAAGAATTTAATACTATGTTGGAAGTTATGCCAGCACAGATGAAACAAGTAGCCTCAAGTTTAATTGGTCCTACTGCCGGTACAGGTGACTTGAAACAAGCAATGGCTGACGGTACAGTAACAATGGACCAGTTCAATAACGAAATTATTAGACTAGATAAAACGGGTGGTGCAGGGTTCTCGTCATTCGAACAACAAGCCAAAGATGCTACAAAAGGTATTGGCACAAGCATGGAAAACATGAATCAGGCTATTTCTAGAGGTGTTGGTGTTATTATTGCATCTATCGGTAATGACAATATCGTATCTGCTATTAATGGTTTTGGTCAGGCTTTTGAAAGTGCATTGAACTTTGTTGGTACAATGGCAACTAGTGTTAAAACTGAATTTACGAATATGCTACCTTCTATTATTAACGTAGCAACACAGGTTGGTGATTATCTAATACCTAAATTTCAAGCACTATGGGCATCTATATCTACTACCCTAATACCTATTCTCCAGAACCTATGGAACAATATACTTGTACCATTCGCTAGTTTTGTTGGTGTTGTATTAGTCGGTGCTATTGGTTTCGTAGTTGACGCATTGAAGTTCATGACTGATGGTGCTGGTTTCTTAATACCTGTTATCGCTGGTCTTATCGGTGGTATAGTAGCGTGGGACGCATATTTAATCATCTCTCAAGGTATCACTACAATATGGACTGCTATAACCGGACTTGCAACTGCTGCTCAAATTGCTTGGAATGTTGCCCTACTTGCTAACCCTATTGGATTAGTAATTGGTCTAGTTGCTGCATTAGTTACTGGTATCGGATTCTTAATCGGTTCTACACAAACTGATAAAGATAAAACAGACGATCTAACTCAGGCAAACAAAAATCTTAAAGATGCACAAGATAGACTTACAGAAACTACTATGACATTGCACACTGCTAATCTTCGTGCTATTGAAGCAAAAGAACGAGAAGCAGTAGCCATTAAAAACGTACAAGATATGCTTGACCAATTTGGGATAAACAGTCCTCAATACATAAAAGCACAGGCACAACTTGAAGTTGCTCATGATGATACAACTACAGCAATTAAAAATCAAACTGATGCTGTTAAAAAGAATGATGATGCTATAACAAGTGTAGACAGCACAACTAAAAAAGTTGATTCTGCAAAGAAAATAGAAAAGGCTGCTTATGACGGTGCTGCTGCATGGCGTAAACAGACTGACGACTTTGGTATATTAGGCAATAAGTTAAATTCATTTAATGGTAGCACGTTTAGTTACAATATTGTCGGTAATCAATCAGGTCCTTCTGCTCCTCCAGGTAGAGCAATTGGTGGACCAGTTAGTCGAAACACCCCTTACATAGTTGGTGAAGAAGGTCCAGAATTATTCGTGCCTAAAGCAACCGGTACTATCATCCCTAACGATGGTATACAAGGTAATGGTAGTTCTGCATTAGTATCTCAACCTACGACAGTAATCGTTAAATTAGGTGAAGAAACAATTGCTACAAGAGTAATTGATCTAATAAATAATCGTTCAGCATTGGCTGGATATAACTCGATAATGGTATAACAAAATGGACTTATTACAAATACAAAACAACACAACATCAGTCTATACAACAATAGACGTAATTCAATATTCAGTTAAATACAACAAAATGTGGGGAAGTTCAGTTAAGAACCTACGTGGTTCAACTCGCGCTACTCTTATTGGTATTTTACCTGTTATAAATGCTTCTACAATGCCTCTATATCAAACAGATCTACAAACTGCTACATTCTTATTAAACCAAGGTTACGCGAGTGTTAAATTCTATGACACAGATTCAGGTACGATTAAAACTGAACAATATACCATATCTGATGTTAATACAGAAATGATTCGCAAAGATAACACATGGTATAACGAGATTAGTTTTGTACTTACACCTGTTGATGTTAGAGAATTTGTATCATGATAATATTTTCTACTGACTTTGAAACAGCAATGAAAGCACCTGTAAAAACATTACGGGTTATTGCTTATAATTACGCACCAGACGCTCCAGAAACCACTACAGAAGTATGGGCAGATGACTTGCAATCTATGAGTTTAAACGCTATAGGAACGTTCCTAGGCGCTTCTAGTAAGAAGATAACTGCAACTGTTGTTGGTGACCAATCACCATTATTAAATAGTGGTATATCAATCGATGTCGCAGTAAAACTTATAGATGGTGACTGGGAATCAATACATGGAGGACAATTCATTGTATATCAAGTTGACTACAACATAGATGATAATATCTCAACGGTTACATTATATGATCCTATGATGATGCTTTCTACTATTAGTTATGGTTTATCTGATGATTTATTCCCTATGACAGTTCAAGAACTTGCACAAACTGTATGTGCACTAGTATCGATTACACTCGATACAGACTTTAATTTATTACCTAATTATGATACGTCTATCACTGAAAACCTATGGAAGACTATTCAAAACACTTCTTATCGTGATGTTATACAACAAATTGCTGAGGCAACTGGTACTACTGCTGTAGTTTCCGGTGGAACACTAGTTTTTAAACAAGTTGCATCTTCAGTTTATTCAATAGACGATACGAATCTAGTTAAATTTAAACTAGGACAAAAATGGGGTAATGTAAACTCGGTTTCTCTATCTCGTCTACCACAAAATGATAATATATTACTTCGTAATGATGATGATGTTACTGCTAATGGTTTATATGAGATAACAATCATCAATAACCAAATCGTTGATGATGATCGTACAGGTTACATACAACCACTTTATGACGCTTTAGTAGATGATGCACCTTATATCAACTATTATAGTAGTGAATTTACTACTGAAGGTCATGGTTGGTATGAAGTTGGTGATTTAATTACTGCTACTCTATCTGGAATCGACTACAATGTATTTATTACAGAGGTCGTATTAACTATCGACGGTGGAATAAGTGAAGTTATTAAATCAGTAATTCCTACAGACCCTGCTGTTAATAAAACTACTGCTGGTGGTATTATACGTTCTCTATGGAACACTGAAATCAAAGTTGACAAACAAAACAATGATATTCTATCTGTTGTATCTAGACAAGATGACTATGAAGCATCGACACAAGAGAACTTTACTGAAGTTTTGCAATCAATAAGTGACATAACTACTACTATCCAAGATGGTGGTGGTATGAACCAAATAAAAAACTCAGTTGGTTATGCTGCCTTTGATGGTGAAGTACAACCTTGGACTATTACTAGTCTTACCGCTATTGCTGATACAGACAACACTTCTGCTTTCGCTGCTGGTGCTATCTCAGGTTCAAATATTGACCTTACTGCTGGTGCTGGTACATTCACACAACAAGTAACAGTTATTCCTGGTGGTTCTTATGTTATATCTTTCTACGCTCGTAAAGAGATGCAGGGAGTTGTAACGGTATCTGCATCTAATGATATTGACAATTTCTCAGTAACATTTAATGATGATACTGCTTATGACTGGGCTAAATATCGCATAAATGATATAATTCCTACCTCTAACTATCTCGATATTACATTCACACTAGACGCTGATGTATCTTTATTCTCATTCACTGACCTTATAATGGTTCGTGGTATCGCGGATAAAGGTTGGTCACAGGCAGTAGGTGAAGTTGCAAACACAAATGTTACTCTAGATATAAATGGTATAACTGTTAAATCATCTGTTAATACAAATGCAAAAACAGTAATGACACCTCTAGAATTTGCCGGGTATAACGGTACTACTCGTGTATTCTCTGTAAATGGTGATACAACAGAGGTAAATAAACTAAGCGTTGTTATTGCACCAGAAGATGTTAGACCAGATGGTGGTGATATACAAACACCAACGATTGATATTTTCTTCTTGACCACTGGACCTAGTGCTGGTATGAATTTTGTAGTAAAGGGATAATGGAGATTAAATAATGTCATATACATCAGGAACAGTAGAAGGTAATCGCGTAAGCATAGGTGGATATTCCAATAACGGTTGGATATTTACAAACTGGCAATTAGCAAGTCAAAGTATTGCTAATAACACAAGTACAATTAACTGGCAATCATATGCCCACTTCGTAACTGCCGACTGTCAACTAGATAATGGTTGGATGAGTGGTGGTGGAGCAACACGTTGGTCTAACGGCGGACGTATTCTAAACTATAGTGGTAATT